AACCTCAACACTATGACCCATCTGAGAAGAAGAAACCCATTTCTCCTCTTGACTACCTTCGATGTGTAAATGAAAGATAAGCGCCTGCTTACCCTCTTCCCATCTCACAACACGACCTATTCTCTGAATAAGATCTTTTACTTTACTAGTTCCACTGGCTATAATAGCCATTGAAATATCTGGGACGTTAACGCCCTCATTCAAAGCTTTAGCAGTTGATATACGTGTTACTTTAGTTCTGTTATCAATAAGCTTGTCTAAATTAGCACTACGTACTTTTTTACCCAGCTTACTGTGAAAACTTACACATGTATCACCTAACTCTTCTGTAACTTTGTTAGCAAAGTCGATAGTTTGTGAAAAGATAATGGTCTTCCTCTCAGGATGTTCATCACATAACTTTTTTACTGCATCTAATTTAGCAGTAGCATTATATAATAGTTTTTTTCTGTTTGTCATAGCCGCATTACATTGATACGGAAAGGTTTTGTTCTCATCATCTAAAACATGTCCTTTTCTATTTAGATGGTTTTCGTATACACTTGGAGTCATACACCTATACATAATCTTTAAATCCTTATCAAACATAGGGAATAGTCTTGCAAAATTTTGGTTTGCATTTTTATATTCTATTCTCTCTTGTCCTGTTAACTCTAAAGGTACACTGTATAGTGTAAACTGACTAATCAATCCTAATGCACCTGCTTCATGAGTTGTTACTCTATCACATATAGGAGCAATAGTATTCAATAAAGGTAATTTTACAGGATCGATATAAGCAGAAAGACCTAACACTTTATCACTTTGGTTATTCGCAAAGAAATTAAAATATTCAGGGGCTATATAATTATGGATCTCATCTGCAATAACAAGGTCATAATGTTGTCCTACCCATTTATATGCAGTTTGGACACATATACATTCAATATGTTTATTAAATAGATTTAGTTCTCCCCACTTTATAAACTCTTCTTTCCAAGCTCTGTCTCTAATAGTTTCAGTTGGTGTAAGAATTAATATCTTGCAATTCACACCCACTTGTTTAGCTATTAAAGCTGCAGCTAAGACTCCACATCGTGTTTTACCTACACCTGTAGCGTATTGTAATGTTCCTCTTCCGCTAACAGGGTAAGCCCACCATTTATTCAACCCACGACGTTGAATTTGGTCTTTTGTATCATTTGCTTTCATAATTAATTATTTATTTACTCCATTCTTTAGTAATAGTATGATCTACTCCCATTGGAAAACCTTTAACGATTACCATACCAGCTTCACGCATTAAAGCCCCTTGAATCATAGCCCATTCTTCAGCTTTGTCTTCTCGAACTTCACAACCTATTTCATCATGTACTTGAGTTACCATATAAACAGGATAATCTAATTCTTTTATCTTGTTTCTAATTTTAATCATTGCTAACTTGATCATATCAGCTCCAGTACCTTGAATAGGTGTGTTTTTACTTGCGCGTTCTATAGTACCGAACTCTTTAAAGTCTTTCTTTGGGTGTAAATCTTTTTTCCAATTTCCAAACCATCTAATCCTCCTAAAAGGATGAAATGTTCGGATATGTCCATGATACTTACCATAATTACCCAAATTCTTTAGAAAACCTCCAATTTTAGGAAATTCACTAAAGTATTGTTTAATTAATGCGTCTGCATCATCAACTGATATTTGTAGAGTATCTGCTAATTTGAATTTACTCATACCATAAGCAAGACCAAAGTTAATAGTCTTAATTGCAGTTCTAAGTTTCTTCTTTTCATCAGCATCGGCTTCACGCCATTTCTCTTTAAATACCATATCAGCGCATATACTATGAAGATCTGCCTCTTCAATACGCGCTTTCATCCATACAGGATCTTGAGATCCTGCTGCTATAATACCTAATTCTTGACCTGAATAGTCTACAGATACTAATTTAAATCCTTCTCTCGCATGAAAGCAATTTCTAAATTTGTTATCTGCTGGAATATTCTGCATATTAGGCTTCATATCTTCCTTATTACCACTTGATACACGTCCAGTGTTTAATATCTGCCAGAAGCTCGTTCTAACTTTACCGTCTTTAGCTACATATTTAAGAAAAGACTTACCATAAGTTGAAACAACTTTCTGTATTTCTTTATACTTTAAGTATTTAGAAATCAGTGCTTTATTCTTATGCTTATACAGTTCAAATGCATTAACCTTTTCAATATCAAGGCCATAATCTTTAAATACTGCTAATACTTGAAGAGGGCTTGACCATTTAATATCAATCTTACGAATCTCTGCAGCATCTATAAACATATCAGTTTGAAATGATCTCTTTATAAATTTATTAAGCTTTAAAGCGTATATTAATGCATCTAACTCTAATTCCATTTCACCAACTTTTACTTCTGAGACATCAGCTATTTCTAGCCATTTCTCTGAGTTAAATGATAATCCATTAAACTCAATATCAGCAAATGCAAGTGCAACGTTATTTTCTAAGTCTAATACTTCTTGTAATTGATGCTTCTTGATTTGGAATAGCTGTTTCTTTCTAATATCTAGTAAGTGTTCAACATCTTCAGCTCCGTATAGTATTTGTTCAGTGCTATAAGGTTTACCATCAAGTCCAATAAATTTATTTCTTACCTCTTTATTTAATTCTTTATCTAAATACTTCTGTGTTAAAGCATTGAGAGAGTATCCTACATTGTTTAAGCCACAATGTATTACTCCTTCTGCTAACATAGTATCATAAGGATTCTTAATGTCTACATTCCACCAACTCTTTAAGAATTTGTAATCAAATTTGATATTATGAAATATCTTTACAATGTTTTCATCTTCCAGAATAGGTATAAGAGGTTCGATACTTATAAATCTTGTATCTATTACATACTGTACTTCCTTGGTACCGATCTGAAACATCACGACTTTCTTTCTTAAGAAATCCTTTCCTTCTGTTTCAGTATCGACTCCAAGCACTGTTTGGGTAGAAAGATATGCTACAGCTTCATCCATAGACACACATTGAAACACCGGATCGATGTCGTGGTGTGCACAAATTAACTTTATCATATCTAATTATTTAATTATTTATTTCTAAATCCATCATCTCATCTGATATATGTCTGTCTTCTAAAAGAGTGATAACGGCGTTTATGTAAGAGATCTCATACTTACGATTTTGAAAGAAGACGTGGTTATCATCTTCTTTCGTTTCTTTAATTATTTGTTTCATACTCTCGAGATCATTATTATCCAGAGTAGAAATCCATTTCATATGTCCCATTATCTTTCGTTAGACATAAAAAATGTCCATACACCTATAATAATTAAACATCCTAACAATACAACTACCAATTTGGCCATAACTATTTACTTTTTAAATTATACACTATGCCTGTAGAATCAATTATGGTTGTTAAAGTATTTCACACGCTCCGCCTGAACATGCTAGCTCTTGATTTAATGTGGTATTATCATCTTTCTCATGAATTTTACGTAAATCTATAGCTGTCAGTTCATTAATCATTGAATAGTATTTCGTCTTTGAAATGTTTTCAAACGGTGCTTGTGTGTATGACCCTCCATCGTATGGTAATATACTTAGTCCGTTAAATGTGTCTCTGTTAGCCCACATCCATTCACCTACCTCTTTCCATTCATCTTCTTTAATGGATACAGTAGCTGATACATTGTTAGTATTATCACCTGTTCGATGTCCTTGTCTTACCCAGTCTAAATTAAATAGTTTAATTCTTTCTAGTAAAGCAAGAGCAGTCTCTTCATGTCGTAAAATGGAATTAGCGGGAGCCTTTTGAGGGATCTCAATCACTGCAGAGTTTGGTATTAGTTTCATATCAGTTACCAATTCCGGATGAGCCTTGGCCAGGTATTTATATAATTCCTCATCTTTAGTGCATTGCATACGCCTAATATAATAGTCGTTGTGCCACGCGTGGATACCCGAAGATGTTCCTAATACACAGCTCGTAGAACCAGACGGTTTGATAGTAGTCACCCGTGCTGCTTTATTGATACCTAATAATTTTGCATAGTGTTCATTAGCTTCGCACGACATCTTGGCCGCTTGCTCTAAATCATACTGCAAAATAGTACCACTCCCTATTCCTGTCATCCCAACGCCAATTAA